GCTGTTGCTGTTGTTTCTGCTGTTGCTCTTGGGCTTGCTGTTGCTCTTGAGCCTTTTGTTCAGCAGACTTCACCAGACCATTAGTATCAATACCTAAAGACGCTCCAAGACGATCAATATAGTCATCAACATTTAACTCACGCGCAATTACATCTTTACCTAGCGGTGCTAGCATCTGAAGTAACTGAGAGAGTTTGTTAAGGTCTTGACCACGACCTAAAGCTTCCATACCAGTAACGATCTGAGGCTTAAGGGTGTCTTTAGGGAACTTAGGCATCTTGCCACTCTTCTCCATACGGCTAAGAAGTAGCTTAACTAATGGGTACTGAAACTCTTGGGAGAGTATTGAGTACACACCACCTAATGCTGACTCAAGTTCTTGAGCCATGTAGCGCACTTCTTCAGCAGTAACACGTTCAGCTTTACGCTGTACTGAGCTATTCATAAGGAAGGAGAAAGCAAGCCGTTCAGTAATCTCTCGCGCTGTGTCTTGTGCTACTCGGAAGTCATTAAACTTCTGAAGTTGTAGTACAGTTACATCGTTAGCATCACCTGCTGCAATACCACCGTTAGGGGTCTGAGCAATTACTTTAGCCTTGGTAGTGCCATTAGGTTTCACTAAGAACAATACTTTAGCAGCGGCTGCTGAACCTTCAACGATAGCTTTGGTTAGAGTCTCTAGTGAACTTAAGTCACCAATGAACTCTTCAACATAACCACGACCGTAAGATTCACCATCTATACGAACCATACGTAGGGACATAAAGGGTGATTGGTCTAAGGGGAATGAACCTTTAGAGGCTGGGATTACCTGCCCTTCAACTTCTTGATGGACTTCCCACTTGCTACCAGTACGCTTAACGTTTGTGTAGAGGTCAACAGACTTAAGCATTGACTCTTCTGAGGGTTTTGTAAGTAACTTTTGGACTTCTACAGGAAGCATAATAGGGCTTACTGTTTCTTTGGTAATAATCTCTAAGACATTACCCATTGCGTCACGTTGACATACGTAACGATCTAAACGGAATACACGAACACCACCGTCTTTAGGCATGTGAACTAACACATTACCTGAAGTGATTAACTGTTTGAGTGCTTCAAATACAGGCACACGAACTGCGGTGGCTTCTACTTCCTGCATAGCTGCACGTTCAATACGTGACAATGCTTCTTCTACCTTACCTCTAGCATCATCTCCTGCAAGACTCTGAAGATCAAAGTCGTCCATCGTTAGACGGAAGAAGGGTGAGTTAGGGGGAAGAAGTGTCATCAGTAGCTTTGAGGCTAGGTTGTTGACACCTCTAGCTCCTATAGATTGGTAAGGAGTAGAATATACGGAAGAACCAGAATGACCTTCAGGGGGCATTAGGGTTGGGATAGTGAGTTCTGCAACTTCCCTAGCTCTCGCTAGGAAGGCTGTACGTTCACTTTCAAGCTGTGTATAGCGTTTAGCTACTGCTCCATCTGTGGGTAGCATAAGCTAATCTCTCTTATTAAACTGCAATATTTAAACCAGTACCTTTACCACCGAAGTTGGCACCCGTTGCACCTACTGAACGTAGCTTACGTTTACCTTGGCGGGCTTTGTTCTTCTTAATGGCTAGTTGGTTTTTAAGGGCTTCTGGTTGAACACTGTTACCAGCGGCAGCGGCTAAAGTAGCTGCGGGTGTAGTTACGACTTTTCCATCTCTGCCGTTCTTACCGTCCTTACCGTCAGTGCCAGTAACACCAGCAGCACCGTTAGTACCAGCAGCACCATTAACACCTCCAGCACCGTCAGCACCTTTATCACCAGCTGTAACGGTTGAACCACTCACACTTACAATGTTTTTAGCTACTACTTTGTCATCAGCGGCATCAGCAGCGGCTAGTTTAGTTACAGTACCTTTACCTAAACTAGAATCATCATCACTACCAGTATTGGTGATAGTGTTAGTAGCTACTTTAGAGTCATCACCAGTTTTACCAACAAAGGTAGTGGATTTCTTACCACCAAAGATTCCGTGATCTTTAGCTTTAGTGACTACAGATGTACCATCCTTATAGTCATAGGTAGTATCAGTACCTTCACCAAACAGACCGTTCTTCTTAACTGTTTTAGTAACACCACCGTTCTGAAGAGTCGCGTCACTGCCTGTAAGTTTCCTAAGCTTAAAATGAGCCGTGTCTTTGTTAGCTGTAGTTACCACCTTGTCACCAGAGTAGGCTTTAGCCATGCCTATCTTTTTCTGTTGTGCAAGTACGTCAGCTTGGCTACGTCCTGCGCCACCGTCTGCTTTACTTTTTATCTGATTAGCCCAATACTTTTGGTTGTACTTGTTATCCGCAGAGATATTACCTTTGGAAGAGATTACATTCCGATCTGCGTTAGTGTTCTTCTTCTTAGTCTTTGTTACTACTCTTGTACCTGTAGTGGCAGCTTTTGTAGTAGCAGTGCCACCGTTAAGAAACTTGTCACGGCTTGCTGAGTTGTATTTTGTACTTCGGTTTGCAGCAACCGCATCAGCATTTTTCTTCACAGTGAGTGAGTCGTTCCATGCTTTGTCACGATTAATTTCATAAGCTGATTTTGCTGTCTTTGATTTCGCAGACTTGACTATGTTTGTCTTTATTTTCGTCTTTGCTGTCTTCTTTTTAGTATCAGAAACGCCTTTCATTAACCCCGCATCAACTTTATTTGTGGCGGTTTTTATATCTTTAGCACGTCTTGCTGCAACTTTAGCCGCTGCGCTATTTTTACCGCCACTTCCTGAGCGACCACCATTATTGCTGCTTTTGGTTGCGGCATCTGCTCTCTCTTTAGCACGTCTTGCTGCAACTTTAGCCGCTGCGCTATTTTTACCGCCACTTCCTGAGCGACCACCATTATTGCTGCTTTTGTTACCACCACCACCACCACCGCTTTTTGCAGTACACATTATTTGTCACCTTTTTTCTTACTACTGGAAATATTAAGCTGAGAGTTACCAGAACCCCCAAGATTTAATCCTGTAGAACTGGTGTTTCTATTACGTATACCGCGCTTACCTCTGGCACTACGCTTACGTTTGCCTGAAGGAGTGTTCTCCATATCGGACAAGTCTAAGCTTGCTGGTGCCCTAGCGGGTGCAGGGGTAGGAGGTGGTGGTGTTGGGGACGAGCTTCCAAATAAACACATGGATTGTCTATTCCTCTGAGTTAAAATCATCTTCGGATAACTCTTCAAGTTTCTTAATGACACTACGCTGCCCTTGGAGGAACCTAAGTTCTTCTATCTTTATCTGTTGGGTGGGCATGGTGTCAGGGAAGAGTTTATTGAGAGTCGTGAGGAGTCCTTGGGATATACCCAAAGACCTATTGAGTATATTTTTCATAATAGGTTTTACTGTAACGGTACGTTAATGGTATTTAAGGGGAGTTAGGAGAAGTTCTATTCTCCCGTTTGGTATCGCACTCAGCCTTCAACTGCCCCTGTCTCCTTGTCATACATCTCTTGGGCTTCATCGTAGCCCTCCCAAGCGCGTACACCACAAGCGTCAAGACACTCAAGGAAGTGTGAGTCTTTCTCAACAGCCTTAAAGTAACTCTCGTCAATTGAAATTAATCTTCCCATATCGTACCTCTCTTATATAATTGAATGGCTGTGTTTAGGTCACAGTCGAAACCTTCCATAATCTCTACAAATACTTCCATGAACATCATGTGCAGTCCCAATCTTCTATACTTGTATGAGGCGAGATGCCTTGCTTAATACGGTCTTTAGGTCGGGTGTCTTCCCCAAGGGGTACAGGAGACTTGTTAAATAAAGCCTCCCACCCTGCGTCATACAGGTCAGTTTTAGCCTTGGTGCGTATAGGTAAGCCAGTTACGTTACTTGTTGCTGTTGCCACGGTCGTTTAACTCCTTAGTAATTAACTTTTCAATTTTGGCTACATCTTTAGCCGTTGAATAAAGGGAGTAGCGTATACGCCACCCCCAATAGATTTTTTTAACGTAATTTACGAACCTCACACTAGGTCAACGATTTCACAAGAGTCACCAGAACAAGCTAACGTCTGAGAACTAATCGTAGTATCTTCAACCTCGTAGTCCGACAGCTTTGACCAATCAATAGCCTTGGGCATATTGC